AGCTACATCTGGAGTTTTTACAATTCAGTTTCCGGCTAATACATCAACAGCAGCGATTCTAAGGATCTCTGGTTAATCGTAGGAGGTAAACTCCTATGAGTGGATCAGGAACTTGGGGTGCCGGTGTCTGGGGTCAAAACCAATGGAATGATTTAGCAGACCCAACTTTTACGGTTACGGGTATTGCCCTTAGTGCATCTTTAGGTGACGAAACAACTGTCGGTGAAATCAACACTGGTTGGGGTAGAGCTGGTTGGAATGATTTTGCATGGGGCATTGCAGGAAATCTTATAGCTCCTGGTGATGCTGTTACAGCTACCTTAGGAACTGTTGTAGCATCTATTGATGTATCTACCGGTCCATCTACAAATAATAATCAACTTATTACAACTGCTCTTGGTTCTACAACCATTGACATTCAAACAAAAGCATTTCCAACTGGTATTGCATTAACTGCAGCAGAAGGAACAGCGGATGCTGGTCCTGATGCAATGGCTTCAGGTATTGCAATGTCTATGGGTCTTGGAACCATAGATGCATTCAACCAAACAGGTTGGGGTAGACAAGGTTGGAATGTAAATGCGTGGGGAGTTGAAGGTCAATTTGCAACTGCAGTTGTAACAGGTATTGCAATGACAGCTGCTACCGGAACATTAGCAGCTACAGGTACAGCTACTTTAACTCTTAATACTTTAAATGTAGCACAAGCAACTCTTGGCACTGTAGACCCAGCACCAGATGCCTCTGTAACTGGAAATTTAATAACTGCAAATTTAGGTACACTTGTTGGTCAAGCTGGAGCAGGTGCAAGTCCAACAGGTCAAGCTATGACAGCTGGATTAGGAACTGTTACAGCAGTCCCTGGTCAAGAAGTTCCTCTTACAGGAATACCAGCAGAGGTAAGACTTTCTTCAGCGTTTAATATTGTAATACATATAGATATACAGCTTACAGGTTTAAGCTTGACTATGAACCAAGGATCTGGTACTGCTTTGATCTGGAACGAAGTTAATACAGGTTCAGCGCCTATAACACCTCCAGGATGGCAAGAGGTGGCTGCATAATGAGTTTGACAGAAACTCATATTTTTAATAAAATGAACGTATAAGGAATTAAAAAATGGCGAATTCAACATCTGCTAACCTAAAACTTACAGTACAAGCAACCGGTGAAAACTCGGGAACTTGGGGTCAAATTACAAATACAAACTTATTAATTTTAGAACAAGCTATTGGTGGTTTTACAACTTTTAACTTAACTAATGCTAATAGATCTTTGACATTTACTAATGGTGCTTTATCAAATGGTAAAAATGATGTTATTAAATTAACAGGAACTTTAGCAGCTAACAGAACAGTATCTATTCCAGATTCAATTGAAAAGGTTTATAACGTACAAAACGCATGTGATCATGCAGGAAACACTTTAACTTTCAAAACATCATCAGGTACAGGTGTCCTTTTATGTGAAGGAAATAACTATGTATTGTATTCTGATGGTACAAACGTTGTAAAATTATCTGAGCAAAGAAACTGGAGAGCAGTTTCAGCTGCTGAAACAGTTCAAGCTGGTGCTCAACTTTTAGTAAATACAAATGGTGGAGGGGTCACAATTACACTACCAGCCTCACCTGCCACGGGAGATGAAGTCTCATTCGTGGATCAGGGTTATGATTTTGATAGTAACGCATTGACTGTTGGAAGAAATGGATCTAATATAGCTAATGCAGCATCTGATCTAGTAGTCAATACACAAGGCGCAGCTTTTTGTTTAGTCTTCTCAGGAGATGCAACAACAGGTTGGACGTATAAGGAGAAATAATAGATGTCAAATTACGAAGCAACAAGATACGATTTCGACGGAGCAAACCTTACAGGTATCGAAGGAATTCCTACAGCAACTATTGTGCCGTGGTCTTCTTCTTCAGTGCCAACAGGTTTCTTAGAGTGTAACGGTGCAGCAGTATCAAGATCAACTTACTCTGCATTATTTGCCATCATAAGTACAACTTATGGAGCTGGAGATGGTGCATCAACTTTTAACCTACCTGATTTGCAAGATAACGTTGCAATGGGTAAATCTGGAACTAAAGCTTTAGCATCAACTGGTGGAGCAAACACAGTTCAATCTACTGGAAACGTTGGAGGTTCAACAGCGAATGCAACTTTATCAACAGCACAATTAGCTTCTCACAGTCACTCAGGTGGGGTATCTAATGCTGGAACTACATCACCTAACCCAAACCCTGTTGTTGATAAAGTAACTGTAACGAACACAGGAAATACAGGTTCTGGAACAGGTCACTCTCACAACATGAGTGCAACATTCACAGGTGATTCAACTTCAGTTGTTCAACCTTATTTAACAATTATTTATATTATTAAGACGTAGGAGAAATTATGGCAACAAACGCATCATGGACAGTAGTATTTGACGACAAACTTGTTATTAAAAATAATGGCGCTGAAGCAGGTACTGGCTATATAATTTCTGATAATGATTTTTGGGGATTAGCTAAATGGAATAACATTTGGGCTATTCAATATGGAACATCTAACCCTAGTGATACTGTAGAGTACAGAGATACAACTCCTCACTCTACTTGGGAAGATGCTAACCTAGGTGATTTTTCTGATTTTATTGATAAATGGGATGCAGTGCATTTATCTCAATTACAAGCTAATTGGGATGATGATAATGTAGATGATGAAACTGAAGAAGATAAAATCGCTAGATTAGGCGCTAGACCTACATCTTATTCATCTTAACCCACTGGTCTTAAATTCATCCAAGAAGTAATTATATATTTATCTCCAGATAAAGGAGAATTTCCTCTATGAACATAAGGAAACCCTGCAGGCCAAATAACTATTCTACCTTTTTTAGGTTTTACTCTTTTTGAAAAATGTAAAAATTCTGTTTCACCACCTTCTTCAACATCATTTAAATATACACTATATACAAAAGCTCTAGGTTCATTAGCAAAACCTGTTGAATGTTCTACGTGCCACACATGATAACCCTCTGTAGGTCGTGTTTTCTGTAATTTTAATTGTGTAAAATAAAATCTGCCATCCGGATAAACTCCATCAGCACCTGTTTCTTTTATATAATGATTAAAAGCCATATCAAAATTAAAAATTAAAGATTTTAATTCTGTCCACCATACATCTATATTATGCATGTCACTAAAATATTGCATATCTTTTTTTTCTACAGACATTGCATTTTCAAATTGTCTTCTATCCATGGTATTATTAAATTTTTTTTGATTTTCAAATAACTCTATGGCTTTATTACATTCAGCTTCTGTTATGTAATTATCGTATATACCAATAAAATTTTCTATGTGTTGTGTTTTTTTATCCATTTTATCTTTCTTTATACCATGCCGCTATGGTATATCTAGGTTCTTCTTTAACTGGCATCACTCCATGCCAATAACGCATTCCATTAAAAAATAATGCTCTTCCTTTTTTTGGTTGCACTACAGTGCCCTCTTTAAAATAAGTTTTGCCACCTTTATAATTATCATTTAAATATATTATTGAAGCATAGACTGTTTCAGGGCTTGTATCATCTTGATGTAAACCCTGTAAAAGATTTGGTTCCCATTTAGTAACTTTTATCCAATCTATTTTACACTGTTGATCTTTAACATGATTATTTATTTTATCAAATAATTCACTAAATTCTTTACGTCGAGTTATATCTATATCTACTAAATTTCCATTGTTTACTTTATGAGTTTTTCTTAATGATTCATTTTTTTCAAAATAATTTATAAAATAATCACAAAGTTCATCAGATAAAAATTCATCAATTATTTCAATTTTGTTTCTCATATTTTAATGGGAAGGATATAAAAAACAATTAATAGCATATCTTGTTCCACTTTTAACAGGTTCGGTGCCGTGAATCCAAATAGGTTCAGCTGGAAAAAACAAAGCATCTCCTGTTTTAAAAGTTAACATTTCTCTTCCGTCAAAAAATCTAAATTCACCGCCCTCATAATCTTCATTTAAATTAAAGGTACAAGACGCTCTCATTTGAGGACTTACATCAGAATGATCACCAATAAACTCACCTGTTTTGTATTTAAGTATTCTAACGTTTTGTGTTTCAGTAACATAGTCCATATTAAATGTAGGACATATATTTTTTTGAATATGTAAAACATAATTTGTTATCATAACAGACAAATATTTTTTAACTATGGATAGAGGTTTTTTAAATTTATCATCTATTAAACAAAGTTGAGAAAGATTCATACAATTAAAATTATCTTCCTCTACAGCATTAGATTTAAATTTATAACTTTGTTCTGTTCCAGTGTACAACTTTTCGTTTTCATTATAAAAATCAATAAAGTAATCACAAACAATTTTAGGCATTAATCCATCTATACGATATTTTAAATCACCTATTTTATAGTCAAAAGACATGTTTTATTTTCTCTCTTTCCTTCCTTAAAAAACTAATATATAAGCTATTATATGCTACAGAAATTAAAATTCAAGCCAGGCTTTAATAAACAAGACACAGAATCAGGGGCTGAAGGTCAATGGACTGACGGCGATTTTGTTAGATTTAGATATGGATTACCTGAAAAAATAGGTGGTTGGTTACAGTTAACAGCAGCTAATAAAACATTACCTGGTGCTGCTAGAGCACAAGTTGCATTCTCAAGTTTTGCAGGTGAGAAATATGCTGCTATCGGAACGTCTCAAGGTTTATTTTTATATTATGGTAATGACTTTTATGATATTACTCCTTTAGATACAGCGATTACTGGAGGCACATTAACCACTGTTAATGCATCAAGAACTGTAACTATTAATAAGGGTTCTCATGGTTTAGAAGTTGGACGATATGTAACTCTTTCATCAGTAACTGTTACAGGAGCATCAGATTTTACAGCAGCAGAATTAGAACAACCATACGAAATATTAACTGTACCTGATATAGATAAATTTACGGTTCAAGCTTCACGTGCTGAAGGAGGAACTGGCATGACTGCGGCAGGTGCAGTGACTGTTAATCCGTATGTTGAAGTTGGACCGACAACACAAACAACAGGGTTTGGTTGGGGCACATCAACTTGGAACACATCTACATGGGGAACAGCTAGAGCTACAAGCTCTGTAATTCTAGATCCAGGAAACTGGAGTCTAGATAACTTTGGTCAAGTTTTAGTTGCAACTATATTTAATGGAAAAACTTTTACATGGAATGCTGGCGCTACAAATGCTAGAACAATTAGAGCATCACTAACTACATCTAATTTTCAAACTACTAACAATCCCACAGCTACTAGATTTACATTAGTGTCAGATCGAGATAGACATTTGTTTCACTTTGGAACTGAAACAACTATTGGTGATACGACAACACAGGATCCAATGTTTGTAAGATTTTCTAATCAAGAAGATTTAAATACATACGCACCAACGGCTACCAACACTGCAGGTACATTTAGATTAGATACGGGTAATGAAATACGAGCAGCCCTTCAAGGTAAGGATTATGTCTTTGTTATAACTGATCTCGCTGCATATGTTATTCAATTTGTTGGACCACCATTTACATTTAGTGTTAGACAAGTTGGTACAAACTGTGGATGTATTTCTCAACACGCAGCGACATTTGTCAACGGTGCTGTGTTTTGGATGGGATCGCAAGGTGGATTTTTTGTATTTGATGGTACAGTAAAATCATTACCATCACTTGTAGAAGATTTTGTATTTAGCACAGACGGAGATAATTTAGGATTAAACTTTAATTCTAGAGATGTTATCTTTGCAGGATCAAATAATTTATATACAGAAGTAAATTGGTTTTATCCAAAAGATGGATCTAGTCAAATAGATAGATGTGTAACGTATAATTATGCAGAAAATTGTTGGACAACATCATCACTAGATAGAACAACTTATCAAGATCAGAGTGTATTTGATAATCCTTATGCTACAGATTACGATGATACATTAACACCAGTCTTTCCTGATATATTAGGAATTACAAACAAATATGGTGCTAGTATTTATTACGAACACGAACAAGGCACAGATCAAGTTAACAGTACAGCAACGACAGCTATTCCTGCATTTATTAGATCAGGAGACTGGGATATAACATCTAGACGTAGTGCTCTTGGTCAACAAACAGGTGTTGCAGATTATCGAGGAGATGGTGAGTTTTTTATGGCTGTTAGACGATTTATACCTGATTTTAAATATCAAACTGGTAATGCTAAAGTAACTTTATTAGTTAGTGCATATCCAGACGATGTGGCTGTAAGTTCTCCACTTGGACCCTTTACAGTTACGTCAACAACTGATAAGGTAGATACTCGAGCCAGAGGAAGACTTGTATCTGTCAAGATAGAAAACGACGGTACAGGTGAAACCTGGAGATATGGCACACTAAGATTAGACGCACAACCAGATGGTAGAAGATAATGATAGATAAAAGAATAAAATACAGATTTGGCGGTGACACCATGAAGAGATCAGGAAGAATGGATCAGATGGGAGGGAAACCAGGTCTTACGGCTGCACAAATAAGAGCCGTGGATCCTATAGGATATGGTGGAGGTTTAAAAGGCCCTGCTTTTGTAGGCAGTGGTGATTCAGGCAGCGGAGGTGATGGTGTAACTAAAAAGAAAAAAACACCTGTGAAAACTGTTTTAAAAAAAGGCGTAGATTATGCAAGAAAAAATCCGTTACAAGTTTTACTTAGTTTTTTAAATCCTGTTTTTGGTCTTGCAATAGGAGGTGCTAATTTTTTAAATGATCCAGAAAGAAGAAAAAGACTTACTGGATATGAAACTCAAGAAGAATATGATCAAGCTAGACAAGATAGAATTAATCTTAACCGTATAAAAACTTTAGAAAATACAATACAAAAAAAATATTTAGATAAAAATAGATCTTTAGATGAAACAAATTTAGATGAAAGACTTGCTGCTTTAAAATCACAAATGGGTATTACTCCAAATACTGCAGCTGATCTAAGACCAGATCTTGATTTTAGTAATCTTCCTGAATTAGCTTTTGAAGGCACTAAATCTACATCTCCTGGTATTACAAGTATACCTTTCTCTGCAGATAAAACAGTTGATAACTTAAATCTTTTTAATGTTGCACCTAATTTTGGTGGAACTGTTTTAACAGATGAGTTCCCTAGCACACCTCCTACTGTTAGAGATGATAATGTTCCTTTACCTCCAAATCTTGATCTTGGAAATCCTAACATGTTGATGGCAGACGCTGCAATAGATAATAGAACTCTTTTAGAAAAACTTCTTAATCCAAATTTAAATGTTGACGAAGCTCTTGATCAAGAAGAAGAAAAGAGAAAAAGAGAGCAAGAATTATTACAACAAATAATGCAAAGTTAATGGCTAAGATAACAAACTACATACCTGAACCAAAACAAGAATACGATGTAGAAAATCAAAGACAGATACTTGAGTCTTTAACCACACTACAGAATCAATTAAACTTTTCTTTTCAACAAGACTTGAAAAACGAACAGGACGCATTTAATTACTTTTTATCATGAGTATAAATTATAAAAATCAAGGTTTTAAACAAACCGGCACAGGTAAAACTACTGTGCTCACTTGCCCTACAGATGGAACAATTATAGTTAAAAGTATTTATTGTGCTAACAATGATGCATCATCAGGTATTTTGGTAAACATGAATTTTGTTGACTCATCAGATTCTAGTACGGAATACGAATTTTTTAGAGATGAAGTAGCAGCTAAGTCGCAAGTAAACGCTTCACCTCAAGGCTTGAATTTAGAAGCAGGAGATGCTATAACTGTGCAAGCAGCTACAGGTAGTAGTAAGATACAAGGCCTGATAAGTTATGCTTTAATAGATAGAAGGAATGAAAACGGATAATTTACCAAAGATAGATTGTACGACTATAGTAACATATAGAAATACAAAAACTGGCGAAACATATAAAGAGAAGAAAGAAGGACCTGATATTGTACAAGACGTTACTGTGCAGGTAACTAATAAAGGTTTAGAAGTCTTCCAGAAAGTGATGAATGATAATACGAAATCAAAACCCTAAGGGTGGAACAGAACTACAATTCGAGTATTTAGAAAAACACGTCGATAAAAATTTATTAGATCAAGTACAGATTTGTACTTCGGTGCCAGAAAAAATACCTTTGCATCCAACAAAACCAAATATACTTTGGCAAAAAAATTCTTACGATCAACCTAATTTAGCTCCGTGGTTTCAAAACCCTGCTAATCATAACAAGTACGACTGGTATGTTTTTAACTCACACTGGACGTATGAAAAGTTTAGATACAACTTTAATATACCTACTAATAGATGTGTGGTTATTAAAAATGGTATTGATAAAATAGAACAAGCTAAACCATATGTAAAAGGTCAACCCATAAGGATAATACATCAAAACACACCTTGGCGTGGTTTGTCTGTATTGTTAGGTGCAATGCAATTGGTAAAAAATCCTTTGGTTACTTTAGATGTATATTCATCTACAGAAGTTTATGGTAAACAATTCTATGATCAAAACGATCATGAGTATAGAGAGCTTTACGAACAAGCAGAAAAACTACCTAATGTTAATTATCTCGGTTACAGACCTAATCAATACATAAAAGATAATTTAAAAAATTATCACATGTATGTCTATCCAAGCACCTTTGAAGAAACATTTTGTATATCTTTACTTGAATGTATGGCCGCAGGTTTATATTGCATCGTCAATGACTTTGGTGCTTTGTATGAAACAGGAGCAGAGTTTCCAATGTACATACCATACGATTCTAATCACAGAGCCCTTGCACAGAAGTTTGGCTTTGGTATAGAACAAGCATCACATACGTTAGATCAAAAACAAATACATGACCATTTAGATTCTCAATCTAGATACGCACATATTTATTACAACTGGAATAAAATAGCCATGCAGTGGACAACGTTTTTAAAAGGAGTTATCAGTGCAAAATCCTAATAAACCTATTTGGTTCAACGAAGATACTTATCAAACAATTCATCAGTCTAATACACGCACAGAAGTAATAGACTTATCAGATCCACCTGATAGATCACCACATAAGATTATGGTATGCACTCCTTGTCATAGTGATACTTCAATGCATTACACTCAGGCGGTATTAAAGTTTCAACAAGATTGTTTTTTAAGAAAAATATTAGTTAGTTTTACTTTGATGAAATCGTCTTTAGTTACTCAAGGTAGAAACTTATGCGTAGCTGAAATGTTAAATCATGAGGATGGTTACACACATTTATTATTTATAGATTCTGATATTGATTTTAATTTTAGTACAATTGAAACTATGTTAAAAGCTGACAAAGATGTTATTGCCTGTCCATATCCAATGAAGTCATTAGACTGGGATAAAATATTTCAAGAAAAAGATAAGGCTCAAAACGCAGATCAATTAAAAAAACCTGGGTATACTTTTCCTATAAAACTAGAAGATCAGAATCATATTGAATCTAAACTAGGTATTGTAGAAGCAACACATGCTCCAACTGGTTGTATGTTGATTAAAAGAACTGTGTTAGAAAGTATGATAAAACATTACCCTGAACTTAAAATATATCAGCCTACTAATATTAATGGTAAAGAAGTTAAAAAAGAAAATTTTTACAACTTTTTTGACACCATTCATGACCCTGAAACTAAACGTTATTTTGGTGAAGATTTTGGTTTTTGTCAAAGATGGACAGATATGGGTGGTAAAGTGTATTTATATATCATGGATTACATAACTCACATAGGCGAGCATCAGTTCTGTGGTAGGTTTTTTGACAACTTAAAACAGGTTGACGATACTAAAAAAATCAAATAAAGTGTGATATTTCAGGATAAGTACGCCTGCCCTTAAATTAAATTTAGACAAAATTATGGCAATAACAGATACTAAACAAGCAAAAGATTTTACAGCAGGGGCACCCAACATTACATTAAAGGGTGATTTAACACCTACTAAAATGGCTTCTATGGACGAGAATGAAAGAGAGTTCATGAGACTTGTAGAAGAATTTATGGAACGAGGTTTTAGTCAACAAGAGGCAATTGATGCAGCCAGAGAAGAATTTGATAAAAAAGCTATGGCCTATGGCGGTAGAGCACAATACGGTTTAGGTAGTCTTGTTAAGTCAGTTAAGAAAGCTGTTAAAAAAGTCGCTAAGTCTCCAATAGGTAAAGCTGCACTATTATACACAGGGGTTGGTGCCCTTGGTAATTTAGCAGCTGGATCGGGATTAGCAGGAATGTTTTCGGGTTTTACAAACCCTGCACAATTTTTAGGAGGGGCTGCAAATATATTTAAAAAAGGTGCACTTACTAATATTCTTGGTTTAACTGGTGATAAAAAAGGTATGGGTGCTGCTATGGATGCTTTTAAGGTAGGTGGTGCTGGTGCAGCTATTACTGGTTTATTATCTGGTATGGAACAACAAGAGGGTGAAACTAACCAAGAGTTTGGTGCTAGAAAAGCAAGAGTGAGAGATCAATTAAATGTACAGTTTAAAAGATTGTATCCACAACAAGCTAACGAATCTGATGTTGATTATAATATAAGAATAAATGCCATGGTAGAAGCAGCTGATGATCAGACAATACCTGTAGGAGAAATGGCT